ATCCTCGTCCGTCGCTGTTGCCGGGGATTTTTTTGCAATCGCCAGCAATTGCTTCAATTCTGCTATTCCCCCCCGTAAGTGCGAGGTGCGTTCTATTGACAAATCGCCGTCGTTCTTTCTGCGCAATTCGTCAATGCGAGACTCGACAATCTCAACGAGTGCCCGCCACGTGGCGGAAGCGAAATCAATCTCGGGCTTCATTGCCACCCTCGATTCCTCGATTCATTCCGACGTTCGGGTTTGCCGGATAGAGCGGGTTGGTGTTTTGCTCGGGCGGGGCGATGCCCTCCATTGGCGCGGCAATCTCCGGGACAATCGGGGCTGCGTCCTTGTCCTGGAATCCCGCAGAGCGCAGCAATTTGTCGGCCAAGGGAGCGACAGCCGGGCTCATTGCGATCTGGCTGCCGGCTTGAGTTGCGGAATACATGCCCTCGACGGACTTATTCACCGCCTCTGCATCCGTCTTGCGGGTCTGCGCAGCGATCAATTCAGCCTTGGCCTGCTCGACCGGGTTGGATTGGTTCTGCATCTGCGCCAATTTGTCGGGCGAATATTGAATAGACTTAGGATCAAGCCGCTGACCCTTGAGCAATTCCGTCGCCAGTTTGGCCGGGTCCAGTTCGTAAGCCGGATTGACTGCAACCTGCAATAGCGTCATCAAGAACTGCTGCTGCGCGTCACGCTCGACAAGCGCACTCGACGCACGAACCTCGATCTGGAAATCACCCTTGATATCGTCGCGTTCGGAGTGCTGCATCATCCAGTCGTAATAGCGTTGGATGTGCGGGCAGGTGATGTAGTCGTCAAAGCGCTTCGCAAGGCGACGGAGAACAGAAGTCGCGTTGTTGTTTTGCATCTGCATACCGCCCAGCGTGTCCGGGGCGTCGCCGCGAATACCCTGGAGCATTGCCGGAAGGCCTGTCACGTCCTCGGCGATATTCTGCGCAAACTGGATGATGTTCATCAATTCCGCCTGCACGGACGGAGGCACGAACGCAAAGAACGCCTGCCGCACATCCACCACGTCAGCTTCGGCCATCCATGTTTTCCCGCCTCGCAGGTTGTAATTGCCATCAGCAGGAGTAATCCCGTTGCCAATTACGATTTGCGGAGACGAGGCCAGGCCGGAGTTGTCCATCATTGCCCGGCACGCACCGTTTAGCATGCGCTGCGGGGTGCGGACTTGACGCGACACGCCCATTCCCCACGGCATGCTAGGGCGGCGCTGCCATGCGAGAACGTCATAAGGAAAGTCGCCCGAGTCCATAACGTTCAGCGTCACCTTCACCAGCCTGTCATTAAGCATGACGGCCATTGCTGACGCCTTCGGCGATTCGTCTTCCGTTTCGACGCCCACTGCCTGCAAATCGTCAGCGTCACACTGGCCGTAAAAAATCCACAGCTCGAATTGCTCTTCTGCCTTTTGCTGGCTGCCGTCCGATGCTTGGCGAGACTGCGAGACTTTCGGCCCCTCTTTGAGCGCGTAGATGATTTCCTGCGCGTCATAGCCCGGCATGTCGATCATTTCGCGAATCTGCCTGCTCGACAGATACTCACGCTCCCACGTGTAGGAGCCGTTGTGAATAGACTCGCCACACGCGGGGTCGGGGAAGAAATTCCACGGGTCAATACGCTTTGACCCCGGCTTAATCTCGCTCAGGGTCACAAACTCTTTCACGCCGCCCATGTCCCGGAATACCTTAGCGGTGCGCTTAATGGGAAACGGGCCTTTGACCACGCCAGAGCCGATGCGCGCGCAGTCCTCGATCATGTGACGCATTTCGCCGTGAAAATTGCTCTCCTTCAGGCAGTCGTCAATCTCGTCCTGCATCAGCTTGGCCGACTGCTTGGCCTGCTCGACAGCGGCTTCAATCGCCTCTTCCCCGCCAAAGCTCTCAATCTGCATCGCAGAGAGGCGCGGAATGGGTGTCTGCTTCATCAACCAGCAGCGGTCGTCAGTCGGTAGCAGCATGTCCGACACGCGGGACGAAGCCGCATCGACATACGGGCGAGTGATGTTCAAGAAGACAACAGACCGCCCCGGCTGCGTGCTCGATCCATCACGCCCGGTCGTCGCCCACCGCTTTGCGTAGCTGGTGGATGACGCGGCATAGGCTCTATTCGCGTCGTCAATGCCCTGATAGTGCTCTTCGTCCTCCTGCCATTCGGTTTCAATTCCCGACGCAATACGGCCAGCAATGGCTTCTTTGCGCTTGGCAATGAGGGACAGCAGGAAAGCATCGCGGCGCGTCCGGTCAAGTGCGCCGGGCTCTTCGGCCTGATTGTCTTGTTCGTAGATAGTCACAGGCCAATCTCCATATCTCTAGGGCCGTCGTATTGCTGGAAAACCGCTCTCTTCGGGGTATTCACCACGGCTTTGCGCTTCATCATCAGTGCGTATCGCGTCGCGGAAAGGAGGTCGTCACGCTCCTTCACGACCTTTCCGTCTTTGCGGTGGTACATGCGGAACTCTTCAAACCACTCGCCCATGTTGCTAAAGACCTTGAATCGACCCGTCTGCATGCGATCAAGCATGTCCATTAGCCCCGCCTCCACCCCGTTTGATCCATCGTCAAACGTGGCGCGATCACGGAGCATTAGCAGGCCGTGGTTTGCGTATTGCTTGGCAAGCTGCTCACCGCTGCCTTTGTCGTGTTGCAATCCATCGTGCGGCCACGAAACAGGCACCCACGGACCCCACGCCTTAATCGCGGCAGAGTGCAATAGCGGGGTCGTTTCTTTTGCTCTGTGTCCCTTGATGACGTACCAGCAATCGGAGTCGCGATCCCATGCGCATTGCACGGCAGCGGTCGGATGGTCCCATCCGAAGTCAATACCGTTGATTCGCGGCCAGTGGTTTGGAATGGGGAACGGATCGCACTTGATTGTTGATTCTTCAATCGGGAAGATTCGCCCGCTGCCGAGTGTTGGAATACCCTTGGATCGCGCCTCGCGCTCATGGGCGGGGTAGCTGGATACAATCCGCTCCCGCTCTTCGGGCGTGTAATGCTCCACGTCGTCAATCGTCATGGAGATAACGATTCGGTCAGGGCTGCGCTCGCTGATGAAGCGCATCACCACGTCAGACATACCCATCAGCGGGGTGAATGTCAGATAGACCATCCCGCCGGTTGCGTTCGTGCGGGTCAGACCTTCTGTGTAAATGTCCTGCGGCGGCTCTTCGTCAAACCACACTACATCCAGGGTTTCGCCCTGCCATTTCTCGCGGCCCTGTTCGTACCGCTTGAAGTAGAGTCGACTGTTTCCACCCGATGCGTGCTTGACCGAAACGCTATCTAGCAGGTCAGCAACGCCCATTGCGCGCTTTGGCTCGCCGACGATGCAATCCGCCGGGATCATCCCCGTTCCGTATTCGCCAGGACGGCCAACAAGAAGCCTTTGCGTGGTGTCGCGCACCGATTCGCCGGTTACGCCCGATGCCCACGCGGCAATAGGCTTGCTGAACCTGCGGCCCTTCCAGTCATCGGGATATTTGCCCGTCAGATGGATCGCCATTTCAGCGGCCCCCGCAACGGTTTTGCCGAGCTGGTTGCCTGCCATGAACAGACGCTCGCGGTGCGTATCGCCTGCGTCGTGAAAATCGCGCTGCTTTTTGTAGGGTGCGTATGAATCCAGGCGGCGGCGCGAAAGCTCTTTGTCTATCGCTGCTAGCAGGGCCTTGCGTTCGGAAGGATCAATCTGCATTTTCAAGCGCAGCCTTGAGCTTCTTCAGCGTTGCAACCGACTCACCCGTCAATCCGGTGTCCTGCTTGACCTCTTTATCAACACCATAAGCCTCGCGCTCCAGCGCAATCAGCACTTTCAGCGTCTCGCCCAACTTCTTGGCGCTGTCGATGCGCGACGGAAGAGACGTGACCTTTTTGTAAAGGTCGTTAAGCTTGTCCATCCCCTTGTCGTCGGGGGAATACATCAGCTCGCCAAGCTTCTCGAATTCTTCTGGGTTATCAACCTGGGCTTCGAGTTCGGTCAGCAGCTTGTTTGCCAACCCTCGATTACGTGCAATGTCCTTGCGATGGGATAGCAGCGCGTTTGCAATGGCCTGCGCGTTGGCTTCGATAACGTCAGCGTCGCGCTTGATGGTTTCAGATGAAACCTTGCCCGTAACCATCGACTCCATAACCATGGAATCTGCCTTCGCCCTGACCTTTGCAACCAAGTCGCGGGGAATGCCAATCTTCTTGAAGTGCTTGATGATGGCTGCGTGAGAAACCGAGACGCCAGTGACTTCGGTGTATTCAGCGGCAAGCTGCGCCGGGCTTTTTACGCCCGCTCGCCACTCTGGCTCGATGCGCTCGTAATCAACTTTTTTCGGGGCTGCCATCACTGCACCAACAAGGATCGAAGGGATATCAGCTTCAAATCCTCTTCGTTAAGCCGGAACCACTCCCCTCGAACGCGTTTGTCAGCAAAAGCCGCGTGGAGCGCAGCTTCCTCTGTGCGCATGTTCGGCACGAAGTACCCACAAGCCACAAACAACTCAAAGGGGGATGAGCATTGATGCGTCTTTAGCCGACCACCAAAATCCGCTGTCATTCCGATTTTGCAATACCTCTCGGGCGTGTCCATGTAGATGACGTAGATAAACCCGCTTCGGTCGCGCTCGTCGGGCTGAATAAGCGGAACTTTCGCGCTAGTGCGGGCTTTTACCTTCTGAACGTCCCGCGACCACTCGTCACGCTTTGCGCGCTTCCGAATTGCCCCTTCTGTGATGCCGTGCGCCGACGCAATTTCGCGAAGCGACATAACGCCTGCGCGGAACTGAAACTCAAT